TGCAAATAATTTTGTGTGTCAGATGTATAATCAGAAGGAGCTAATTGAATTGGAATGGCAGCATCAGATGTTTTCCATTCAAAAGTCCCAAGATTAACAGGACGCTCAAGAATACTCATTATCTCGTGCCTGGTGGTGTCATTCAAAGCCATTTGCGTAGCAGTAGATGGCATTGGAACAGCCTCAGCAGACATTTGAATATCAGTTAACAATTTTCCACGGGTCGAATCAACTATCGTATTTTGGTCATGGTCATACGATACAGAACCATTTGAATTTTCATTTGAAGTAGTAGCAATCATGTCATACGACAGGGGTAGATGATTATTCACCCTGAAGTCAGGAGCTGTATCACCAGAGCACAGCAACACTCTTTTAGAGGCAAGGAAATAGCAGTAGAAGAAAAAGTATCCTGTTTAAATTTTAAATCCAAGTTCACATTTCCGGGTCAAGGCCATAGGAGCTACCATAGAGGAACATATTCTGTTCGAGAGTACAAATCACGATTGTATTTGTACACCTCCATCTGCTCGTAGTAAGTGGGTACAGTAATTTGTAACCCAACCACTGCGAGTTCCTCTTGTATACGAGCACTCCAATACTCGTACACGCTTTGCGGATGGAGAGAGAGTTCCATAATCGTTTGATCACAATTTTCAATAGTCGCAGACTTGAGAGCTTTTCCGCGAACCCAATTCGTTATCTCAAGCACATTTTCCAAATCCATAGGAGCAAGAAAAGTGCCATCGGGTTGAATAGCGAATTTTCGTTTAAGAAAAGCAACATCTTCCAATGGTTTAAATGGAAGGATGTTTCCAGTCTTGGTTTCGTCAGTATATGTGAGACCAAAGGAAGCAAGAGCATCTGTCAAAGTGAGTTGATTAAACCAGTCAATTATTTCGACACTAACTGATTTTATATCGTCATCACCATAGATGATTTCAGCAACATGCTTCCTGTAGTCACACACAACAGGCAAACCCTGTTCTTTCTTAAGCATAAGATATGCAATTCGCATAACTATGCCATTGAACAATGAATTTATAATAACGGTGAGGGGATTTCCTGATGGTTGTGAGTGAGTCTTGCGAATCACTTCACCACGCACCATGATGTCAGCGTTGCAGATATGATCCCAAAGGGCCATTCTGATCAGCTGCGACTCCTCATCGTCACCATACCATTCATTGATCTTTTCACAAATTTTAAC